ATAACTAAATGAATTCCATAGCTCAAGATCTTCGAGATCTGGAGATTCCATTTCTCCTTGATGCACAGTACCGCTGTTTCTTCTTTGAAGAAAAGCACTGATAGGAAGCCTCCAATATATTGCACCATTCGTAAGTAAAGCATGAAATAAGATTGCACGCCCTGGAATGCTTGCAATAGCAAAGACCACACAATCTTCAGTTTCGCCTTTATGTTCTCGTAAGTCATATAAATACTCCCTTCGTATTTTACAGTATATGGGTGGTATGTTTGCATTTAAATAAGACATAATCAACCATAAATATCTCCCCAAGTTTCACCGCTTTCATAATCTACCTTGTTTGGGATTGCCAAAGTAACGGCGTTCTCCATTATTTCTACAATCTTCTTTGCTTGATTGTCATCTATAACAGAAATATCTAATTCATCGTGAATTTGTATATGTGGAATAATTCCTTCTCTATACAAATCTAACATTGCTTTTTTAGTCATATCAGCTGCTGAACCTTGAATCAATTTGTTTAAAGCCTTATAAGTCATAGCTCTTCTAATTCTTCCACGTCCATAAGTTCTTTCAGCTTCTTCAAACGACATTGCTGTATGCATACCAAATGTTGCAGGTTCCCATTTATTAAATCTACAACGACGACCAAGTAATGTTCCAATTGATCCTGATGTTTGTGCAAATTGAGATGTCTTATTCATTAATTCTTTTACGAATGGAACGTTATCATGATACTGATTAAATAATTTTTCAGCTTCAGCTTTTGTATTTAAACCAAGTTCAGCTTGAAGTTTAGCTTTTCCCATTCCATAGAATAAACCTAGATTAATTGTTTTAGCTTGTTCTCTAGATATTCCTGCCATAATTGCAACTGTCTTATGAAAGTCTACAGAATCATTTTTAAATTCTTCTACAATTTTTGTAACTGATTCATCAAAACAAATTGGTTCAGTAGTAGCTGCATAATGCACAACAAGTCTTGGTTCTTGTTGTGAATAATCAAAACATCCCCACTTATGATCTACTTCTGGTAAGAACAAAGATCTAATCATAGGACCTAATTCTTTATTTCTTGCAGGTATCTGTTGTAAATTAGGATTAGCATAAGAGAATCTACCAGTAACCGTTCCACCTTGATCTGATCTAATTGGATTGATGTCAGCATGTATTCTTCCCTTGTGTGTAAACTTTAAAATTGTATCTATAAAAGTTGTATGTGCTTTATTAATTTCTCTTGCTTTCGCAATCATTTGGACTATAGGGTGTTTGTGTTCTTGTAAAAAATTCTTTGTAAAGGATGGTGCGTGTGATTTCTCAGTTCTTTCGTAGTGTAAACCAAGTTTATCAAAAACTGTGGCAATTGATCTTGCAGCCCAGATCTGTGGTTCTATCCCTGTTTCTCGTTTTACTTTTAATAATATTTCTTGCTCTTGGTTTGTTAATTGTTGTTTCAGGAGTTTTGCTTTTTCTATATCGACTCGGACTCCTTTAAATTTCATATCAGTTAAACATGGGAATAATTGTGTCTCAAGATCAAATACATTTTGTAAACTTTGTTTCTGCATCTCACGTGACAAAACTTTAAATAATTCTAATGTTAATTGTGCATCTTTTTCTGCATAATTTCCAACATACATTGCAGGAAGTTTATACATTTCAGATTTAGGATCTATTCCCCAGGATTGTGCAGCTTCTATTAAAGCTTTTTCATCTTTAACTTCTCCAAGATATTCATATGAAATACTATTTAATGTATAAGATAACCTATTCTCATCAATTAATGATGACATAACCATTGTATCTACAATGTGTCCATTTATTTTAACCCCCGCCGCTCGAAGCCAGCACACGTCATACATTGCATTGTGGAATAGTTTTACTGAATCAGAAGAACATACATCTTTAATCCAATCCATGACTTTATTTTTTTCTAAATTACCACCCCCTTGATGAGCAATTGGATAATAACCAGACCAACCATCAACAGCTACAGCGATACCTACAATTTCTCCATTACCAATAATTGCACCAGATCCTCTTATTTTAAGATCAGGATCTCTAGTTTCTAAATCGATTGCAATATATTTATAATTTTTTAAATCAGGAAAACTTTCCGGACAAATCCATTCTTTTTGAGCTTCAAATATCATTTATGCTAATACCATTATTAAAAAACAATAAATACACAACACTGTAAATAATCCTAAATCAAACACTGCCATTTTATTTCTCCTCATTGTTATAATCTCTTTCTATTATCATTTGTATGTAATGAATTGCTTTTAAAAGATCTTGCTGACCACCTTTGTCTTGATGTCTGCAAATATATTTAATTGCATTACCTTCAGCAAACAGTATCTTATTCTCATTGATAAATCTAGATGGCTGTATCTTATATTTTTTATAATGTGATCCACCTACTTGTTTAAAAAAAACTTTGTTACTCATAATATTGGATCTCCTATGTTGTAGTGAAACTCTTCAGTTGGCTGCATAATGTATAGATTCTCCTTTGTTCTGGTTACACCCACAAAAAATAATCTATGCTCAGGATCAGAATTTTTTAATGCTGAATCATATATTACTTTCTCAAGATCAGTGAACAATACAACATTGTCGCATTCTTCACCTTTCACACCATGTATTGTGGATACTTTAATTCTTGGCTTACTAAATAAATCATCACCATTATCTAATAATGATTTTATGTATAACTTACTTTGATCTTCAATATTTAAATGTTCCCAGCTGCCCGACACTAGCAACCCGTGATCTAACATTAGATCATCAATATCAACATAGTCTACAGCATCTAATGATTTACCTGTGCCATAACCATATTTAACTAATTTATCTTTGACATTTAAATATTTATAAATTGATTTAGCTTCTTCAGATCCAACAGTTGCACCATCATTTAATCTCTTCCAAATTCTATACGCTTCTAATAATGAATTTGGCAATAAGTCATTGATTTTACTATCAAATCTTAGGTTTAAAGAAGTTAAAAAATCTCTTATCGGATATAACATTTTATTAGTTCTAGCTAAAATCATCCAGTTTCCTGAACTAAAATCTAAATTATCAATAGATTGATTCCAGCTAACACTTCCTTCAGCATCTCTTGGTAACCAAGCTTTAATCATTCTATTATCTATATTGTCTAAGATACTTAATGCTACTTTATGAACTGCTTTTGGAACCCTTCTTGATTCAATCCTTGGATCCATTTCACCTTTTAAACCCATGAATATATCTTCAGAAGCACCTTGGAATGTGTATATTGTTTGATCGTCATCCCCTGCAATGAAAGATCTTTCACATTTTGATTCAATGTAAAAGAACATATCCCATTGCAGAGGATTCAGATCTTGTGCTTCATCAAGGAAGACAGCGCTGAGTGGAGGGCACTTATCTTTCTCAATAAACTGTTTAATCATATCAGAGAATTCAACCATCCCTGTTTGTTCTTTATATGTTTTTAAATCTGCATTTATTTGTTCTGTTAACCATACATCAACAAAGTGATGTAGATCTAATTGTATTGCAGCTTCATCAATTGAAATATTTTTAGCTCTTGCATATTCAATAATCTTCATGTGTTGATTTTTATATTGTGGAACTCCAGAGTCACTTATGAAAGATTCAAAAGACATATCTTTACATATTTGTGAAAAATTTTTAAATGAATTCCATTTATCGTCTTTTAGTAATTGTGTAGTAGTGTCTATATTTAATTGTCTTGTTCCTAATGTGTGCATTGTAGAAACATATGGAAAATCTTTTTTAACATCAAATTTAGGAAACATATTTCCTATTCTTTTCTTGGCTTCATCAGCTGCTGCATTACTAAATGTAATGTATGCAATTTTATTACTTGGAGTTTTATATTCTTCAAGTTCTTTTCTTAAATAATGATTAGTTAAGTGATATGTTTTACCTGTTCCTGGAGGTCCTGGAATTATTACTCGTTTCATTTAAATGCAGGCTCCTTCATTTTATTCTCTCTAACATTTGGTTTATCTAATTTAATAGTTTCCATCTTCATAGCTCTAACTGATTCTTTATCTATTTTAATTGTACTTTCTTTTGCACTAAATAAATCATCCAATAGTTTTGTTGTTCTTTGTTTTTGTATTGTCCAAGATTTAGATCTTTG